CGGCGGCAGCATCAGCGCCCGCGACGTCAGCCAGCACCCGATGAACGCCGGCAGCTTCCGGTCGACGCCGCCCTCGCAGGGCATGACCGGCGAGCGCTCCGCGTACGACCGCTTCACGACCAGCCCCCGCTCGCCGGCGACGCGGCAGGACGGCAACGTCGAAGAGGCCAGCCAGTGGTCTGACTTTGCGATGGGCGGGATGGCCATGGGCCACTCCCCGCGCCAGAACAAGGCCATTCACGCCCACGGCGCCCACCGGATGCCCCCTCTGGGCGGCATGGGCGGGCAGCAGATGGGTGGCCCGGGCGGCATGCCGGTAGGCGGCCCGCCGCGCCCGCCGGCGCCCCCGGCCGGCATGGGCGCCCCCCCGGGAATGGGTGGTCCGCCGGGGATGGGTGGTCCGCCGGGCATGGGCCCGGGGATGCCCCCGATGGGTCCCCAAATGCACAGCCGCGGCGGTCGTCACCGCTACTAAGGAGGTTCCGTGGCAACGTCCGGGACCGTCAGCGCGACCGTCTTCGAGACCCGCCGGATCATTGATCTGGCCCTCGGCGCGTGCAAGATGAAGCCCCAGCAAATTACGGGGGAGATGATCGATCAAGCGACATCTCTCCTGTACCTGTGGCTGGTCGATCTTGCGCTCGACGGCGCCCCCCTGTGGACGATCGAAAAGATCATGCTTCCGCTCTACGACAACGTCGCCAACATCCCGTTGCCGATCGGTACGTACGAGATGAAGGCGATCAATTACCGGACCCCGGTGACGGTCTCCAACACGTTCTCCTACAGCGCGCCGAACGTCGTCTGCACCTTTGGCACGCCCACCGTCGCAACCTCGATGGCCATCCAGTGGTCCTCGAGCTCAGTGCCGATCGCGCTGAATGTGTTCGCTTCTCCGGACGGTGTGACGTTCACCCAGCTCAACGTCACGAACTACGTTTGGCCCGTCGCGCAGGGACTGACCGGGCAGCTCGTGTGGTACGACCTCGACGGGTGCCCGGTTAACACGCAGTACCTGCGCCTTGTGCCGCAGGTCTCCACGCAGAACCTGTCCGGTATCAGCGCCGTCTACACCTACGGCGGCCAGACCAACACCTCCGGCCAGACCGAGATTCCGTTGGCGGTCCTGAATCGGGACGATTACTTCAACCTCCCGAACAAGACCTTCAATAACCGCCCGCTGCAGTTCTGGTTCGACCGCGCCGTGCCGACCCAGTATCTGCGGACGTGGTCAGTGCCGTCCGGCGTCCTGCTAACGAATTGTCTGGTCGCCCAGCGCCAGCGGTACGTGCAGGACGTCGGCTCACTCTCCCAGACCATCGAATGCACTCCCCACTGGTACAAGGCCGCGATAGACGGTCTCGCCGTAAAGTGCAACCGCTACATCCCCGACACTGACCCCTCGACCGTGGCTGGCAACATCGCCGCCGCGGCGGAGTCGTTGACGCGCGCGTGGGGCGGCGAGCAGGAGCCGGGCCCGCTGACCTATACCCCGCAGATCGGGTGCTACACGAAATGAGCATCTGGCTCGACACGACCGGCAAGGACAGCTTGGGCATTGGCGTGTGCGACAGGTGCAAGCTGAAGATGCCGATCTCTGACATGGTCCCGGATCCGAACAGTCCGGGGCTCATGATGCACCAGCACTGCGTCGATCAGTTTGATCCGTACCGCCTGCCCGCGCGGCAGCCGGACCCGATCATCCTGAAGACGGTGCGCCCGGACTACGTCCTGACGGCCCCGGCGGTGTTGATAGGCACCCCGACCGGCAACCCCAACACGGACCCGTGGCCATGGCCCGGTCCGCCCTATTCACCACCGGATACCTGATCCATGGCCACACTGCAGAATCCCATCGCCGTCGCCAACCTGCCTACGTCGCTTTCGGCGAACAACGTCACGTCAGGCCCGGGCTCGGCGATCAACTGGATCATCAGCGCCCTGACCGTTGCCAACACCAGCACGACGCAGGCAATCAACGTCTCGGTCGGCATCACCAGCGGCGGCACGACCTACTACCTTGCCCGTCTGGCAAACCTGCCGATCGGCGAGACGCTGACCATCGGCGGCAACGGCGCGAAGCTGATCCTCGGCAACGGCTGGGGCATCTCGGCATACTCCGACACCGCGACCTCCGCGGACTGCACGGTACACTACGCCTCGGTGCCGTAATGGGCCGCGTTAGTACCGGCGCACTGACGGTTCAGACGTTGACGGTAGGTCGTGAGACCGTACCGCCGTCGACCCGTTCCAACAGTGCCGTACTCGAAGTGCAGTCCACGGCAAACGTCAATCCCGTTTTTGTTCAATTTCGAAACACTAACTCAAACAGTTTCGGTACAGCCAGCCATCAATTTGATGCTTTGAATTCGTCGCTTGCGCGCGTTAATTACGCGTCAATCGACATGTTCATTATTTCAAACACCGCCGGGTCACACTCCAGCGCGGTAAGCATCAATATAACAAATGCGGGAGTTACAAAAATCCCGCTAACTGTAAACGGCAACGCTTCTGCGTCGGCCATAACTGCCGTTGGCGTCAATTCTTCTCAGGTGGTGGTGCAGATTACCTGTTCCACGGGCGGCGCCTCGGGCCTTTTGGTCACCGACGGCACGCAGGCTTTCAGCGTCTATACCTCGGCCGGCAACGTGCTATTCGGGTCCACGACCAACGTCGCCGCGCAGATCGTTACCAACTCAGTCGCTCGCATTACGGTCGCCAACACGGGCGGAGTGTCGATCGCCGCCTCTTCTGCTGGCAACTCACTGAACGTCACCGTCTCAGGAGGCAATGGGGTCGGCATTTCCGCGGCTGCAGCGGCGGGGGCGTACCTGTTTGTTGCCGGCAACGGCGCCACGCAGGGAACTCAGGGCTTGACGATTTACCACGACTCAACCGGCGCCTACCTGCAAACCAACACGACCGACGGCTTGTTTGTCAAAACCAACGGCACCACCGCCTTTACGGTCAGCACGGGTCAGGTTGTGAAATTTACGAACTCCGTGGGAATTAACGGCGCCAACGGAACCACGGGACTTTCAGGATGGGGAGCCGCAAGCGGTGGTGCCGTAGTAAACAACTACCCCGGCGCGACGGCAACGCTTTTGCAAACGACCAACGCGATGGCTCAGGTCATCAACCAGCTGATCGCTTTCGGCATCTTCAAGGTTTAACGAATGGCCAAAACATTTGGCGGTGGCCAGCTCAATCTGCAGCGCCTGACGGTCGGTCAGGAGACTGCTGCCGTCCCGTCTGCCGTTACGGTGGACGTGGTTGCCAACGCCACCAACACCGCCACGGTCTCGCTTTACCGCAATCAGTCGGCGGCGACGAGCGTGATCGGCATTCGCCGTTTTGATGGCCTGAACAGCACCCCCGCTCGAGTAACGTACGCCGCCATTCAATCGTCGATTACTGCCAACACGGCAGGAGCGCACGTTGGCGCTGTGCAGGTGCAGGTTGCCAAGGCGGGAACGCTTACGACGCTGTTGTCCGTTGACGGCACCAACGGCGTAACGATCAACCCATCCACAAGCGGCAACGCGCTGAGTGTTTTTCAAAACGCTGGCGCGACCGCCGTCACGCTGACCAATTGCCCCTTGGACGCGGTCGGCACCGCCAATTCGTACGTGCAGGTTGACGTTCACAACAGCTCCAACGGCGCTCTGGCGTCTTCGGATTTCATTGCCACTGCGGACACCGGCACGGACACGACCCAGTACATCGACATGGGCGTGAACAGCTCTGGCTTTTCCAGCGCTGGCTGGACCATTTCGGGTCCTCTTGACACGTACCTTTACGCCTCCGACGGCGCGATGACGATTGGCACCGCATCCGCCCAGTCTCTCAGTTTTCACACCGGCGGCACGCTCGCGGCCAACATTCGATTGACGCTTAACGCCACTGGCGACATTTTTGGACGAGGCATTTCTCGAGTGGTGTACGCCAGCTCGCAGACGGCCTTCATCAGCAACACGACACTGACCAACACCCCCTTGGTGTTTTCTTCGGTTCCGGCCGGAACGTACGCCTTCAAGGCTTTTTTGCCCATGGTCGGCAACGTCGTGGGAACGATGGGTGCCAAGTTCAAATTGACCGTGGGTGGCACAAACATCGGCAACAGTTTTTCTGCCGCCTACGGCGTCGTCAACAACGCCGCCAGCACCACCCTTGCTATTTCGGGCATCGGTACGCAGATTACATACACCAACGTCTCGACCGGCAATGGCGACTACACCATCTACGAAGGGTCTTTCACGACGACCACCGCCGGAGCCGTGGCGATACAGATGGCGCAAAACACTTCAACGGCGCAGAGCCTCATATTGCAAGACAGGGCCTACCTCATGCTGACGCAGCTTTCGTAATGTCTCACCATATCCCGGATGCCATGCAAGTAAAACTCGCCGACGTTGCCGCCGCAACCAGCGGCTTGGTGTGGTTGTCGGCCAAGGCTTCTGAGTGGGCCCCAATCCTGCAGGACATATCGTTTCTCATCGCTTCCGTCGCCGGCGTGGTAGCCATCTTCTACCACCTTCACAACTGGGACCGCAAGTGAGCTTTGACTCCGCGTTCGATCAACTTCTTGGCCTCGAGGGCAACTACTCCAATGACCCACAAGATCCGGGGGGAGAGACCATGTGGGGCGTCACCGAGAGGGTGGCAAGGGAACACGGATATACCGGGCCCATGCGAGATCTTCCTCGAGAGGTGGCCAAGGACATCTACCGCAAATCGTACTGGGACGAGTGCTCCTGCGACAGGCTTCCCGAAAAGCTTGCCGGCTGCGTTTTCAAAGAGTGCGTCAACGAAGGAACCGAAGAGATAAAGCTGTGCCTGCAACGCGCGCTGGGGGTGACGGTAGACGGCAAGATCGGCCCGCAGACCATTCACGCCGCGAATGCTTATCCTTCGCCGAATGAGTTGATTGCCCTGTTTCTGGCGGAGTGCGGCCTGTACTACATTACGCGCCCGGGCTTCCCGCGCTACGGGCGTGGCTGGCTGAAGCGCCTGTTCCTTGTCTCCATGGAGAGCTGACATGTCGAACCTGTCCACTTTTGGCAGCAGCGCGCTGCACGTCATCGAGTCCCTTGCCCCGACCGTCGCGACGGCCCTCGGTGGCCCGTTTGCTGGCACGGCCGTGGTGGCGCTCGAGAAGGCATTGGGCGTGACGGGCAAGGAAAGCGTCGAGTCGGCGATCATGACCGCCAACCCCGAGACCCTGCTGAAACTGAAAGAGGCGGAGCTGGAGCTGCAGAAGACGCTCTCCGAGCTCAAGATCCAGCAGGAGGCCCTTGAATACGGAGACGTCAAGAGCGCCCGCGAGCGGGACATGGCCTACGTCGCCAACCACCAGCGCAATTACCGGGCAGACGTCCTTGCCTATGGGGCGCTGGTCGCTTTCGTTGCGGCCGGATGGGCCCTCTTTGCGAAGGTGCTGCCCCCGGAAAACCGCGAGCTCATCGTGTACCTCCTTGGCGCCCTGACCGTCATCGTCAAGGACATCTACGGCTTTGAGTTTGGCTCGAGCAAGGCCAGTCAGGACAAGTCGGAAACCATCGCCGAACTTTCTGCCAGCAAGAAGTAAACCATGCCTACAGAGATGACCTTCACCTCACTGCAGTCGGACCTTCAGTCCTATCTGCAGCGCGGAACCTCCACCGACCCCCTCGTGTATGCCCAGCTTCCGAAGCTGATCAACAACGCGGAGCGTCGAATCGCGCGCGAGTTGAAGGTCCTTGGGTTTCAAACTCCGATCGTGGCGACGCTGCAGCCGGGTGCCAATGGTCAGGTGCTGGCCAAGCCAGACCGCTGGCGGGCGACGGTCAGCATGAACTACGGCGCTGTCAACGCGTCCGGGTCTTTCAATGTCAGAACCCCGATTTTCCCGCGGGCCTACGAGTACATCCGGGCCTATTGGCCCGACGATTCCGTGACGGGGCCTCCGAAGTTCTACGCCGACTACGACTACAACAACTGGCTGATCGGTCCGACCCCGGATCAGGCGTACCCGATCGAGATTCAGTGCTGGTTCCTTCCGGCCCTGCTCGACGCCAACAACCAAATCAACTGGACCTCGACCTACTGCCCTGACGTCTTGCTGTACGCGTCTCTGCTCGAGTGCGCTCCGTTCATCGTGAACGACGCCCGCATTCCGACGTGGGACAAGTACTACCAAGACCGCATGTCGGGCCTGTCCACCGAGGACGCGCAGCGGATCATTGACCGCACCACGCACCGAGAGACGCCATAATGCCCACAGGCTTCACTACCGTCTTCCAAGGGAACACGGTCTACCAGTCCCCGCTGTCGTATGCCGCCTACAACATCACCAGCAGCGCCGCGCCGCTGGTGCTGCAGTGGGCTCTGGACAATTTCCCGGCAAACGGCAACGTCGTTGCGAAGATCATGGACGTCAACTGCACCGCCGTCAGCGGCTCGCTGCAGCTGCCGGCCGCGACCAACGCGACCGCCGGCGAAACGACCCTGATCAACAACACCGGCACCCAGAACCTGATCGTCTACGACGACACGAACCCGGGCGTCAGCGGCACGATTCTGGCAACGCTTGTCCCGGGCTCGCTCTGGCAGTTCTACCTGCGCTCCAACGCGACGCAGGCCGGCACGTGGGGCGCCTTCCAGTACGGGGCGCAGGTCAGCGCCTTAAACGCGTCGAACCTTGCCAGCAACAGCGTGATCGCGATCGGCACGACCCTCAACCAGTCGATGCCTGTCAAGTCGCTGTCGGCCGCGACCTACACCCTCAGTACCGCCGCGCCGCCCTCCGGAGACCGGGACCAGTTCCTCGTAAACACCGGTGGCGCCTCGGTCTGGACCCTCCCCGCGGCCTCCGCCGCCGGCGCGGGCTGGTACGTCCAGATCCGCAACCAAGGCACGGGCGGCCTGACGCTACAGGCGGGCAACAACATCGACCAGATCAACGGCGTCTCGGGGTCCCCGGCCACGATCTCGCTGAACGTCAAGGACTCGTGCTTTATCACGTCCGACGGTACCAACTGGTGGACCATCGGCCTGACGAACCTCCTGAATGCCGGCTTCCAGTACAATGCCCTGTCCATCACCAGCGGCTACTACCAGCTGCCGACGACCATTACCGGCAACGGCGCGATCCGCCTGACGGGCACGCTGACCGGGAACGTGACGATCGGTTTTCCGACCTCGGTCGCCCAGTACATCATCGACAACGAGACGGTGCAGGGCACGTTCACGATCCAGATCGGCATTGGCGGCTCGAGCTCGCTGACGCAGGGCACGCCGATCTCGATCACGACCAACAACCCGGCCAGCAATGCCGCCTACCGCTCGCTGGTCTACAGCGACGGCACCAGCGGCGCCAGCGCCAATACGGGCCTCCTGACGGCCGTCACGACCGCCTCCGGCGTCGTGCAGGTCTCCGGAGGCGGCACCGGCGCCACGACCGCGGGCGGGGCCCTGATCAACCTAGGCGGAACGTCTGTCGGCATCAGCCTTTTCACGGCCGCGTCGCAGGCGGCGGCCCAGACCGCGATGGGCGTAGACCAGATCCTTAACCCGATGCTGTGGGCGTAGCATGCCACTGATCTTCGACGCAACGTCCCAGCCCGGCATCCGCCGCGACGGCACGGTGCTCGACGGGCACCAGTACACGGACGGGCAGTGGTGCCGCTTCCAGCGCGGCCGCCCCCGCAAGATCGGCGGTTACCGCGTCGTCAGCCCCTACATGGACAACCTGATCCGGGGCCTGTACGTTCAGAACGCCTCCGGCCTGCAGTACGTCTATGGCGGGCACCAGTCCGGGATCGACTCCCTGACGGTCGACAGCAACGGCAGCGCCTCGGCGGTGGTGTCCCGGACTCCCACCTCGGCCGCGGTCTCCTACCAGACCTTGGCCGCCAACACCGCCGGCGTCAATGCGCTGGGCGGGCCCCTGCCGTCCATTACGGCCGCGTCCGCCTCGGGCGGCTCGACCAACATCGGGACCCTGACCTTTGCCTCGGCCCTGACGCAGGGCATCGGGACCAACTTCAGCGTCCAGCTGGCCGGGTTCACCAACACCCTCGTCGGCGGGTCCACGGGGTGGTGGAACGGCTACTTCACGGCGACGGTCCTGACGACCCTCACCGCCTCGATCAACCTGACCGGAAACGGGGCGCCGGCCGGCCTTTCCGGCGCCCCGACCACGCTCGGGAACGTCACGCAGGTCACCCCCAACCTGCAGTGGCAGTTCGACGTGATTTACGACACAGTAAATTTCCTCGGGCAGGGGGCCGGGAACTACCTCGTCGCGCACGCCGCCCCGAACGCAATCGACCCCACCAGCACGACCGTCGGCCCCATCTACGCCGGCCCGGTCTACGGGCAGGGGGCCTTGGTCCCGATCGTCGGGGCCAATATTCCCGTGTCCGCTGCTGGCGTTTCGGGGTTCAGTGGTGGTATATTGGCCATTCCACCGTTCTTGACCGCCTTCGGCAACGACGGTCTGTGGGCCTGCTCCAACACGACCGGGACCGGCACGGCGCAATATCAGGCGTCGCCCTTCTCGTTCTGCTCCTCCAATAGCGGGTCGAACTCACTCCTGACCTCGATCACCCGGCAAAAGATTGTCGCCGGCAGGCCCCTGCGCGCCGGCGGCGGCAACAGCCCCGCGGCGCTGTACTGGTCTCTGGACAGCCTGATCCGGGCCACGTTTGTCGGTGGCACGACCGTCTTTTCGTTCGACACGCTGTCGTCGAACATCAGCGTGATGTCGGGCGCGTCGATCATTGACTACGACGGCACGTTTTACTGGCTCGCGCAGGACCGGTTCATGCAGTTCAACGGCGTGGTCGCCGAGCTGCCCAACCCGTTCAGCCAGAACTGGCTCTTCGACAACATCAACCGCGCCTACAGCGGGAAGTGTTTTGCGTTCAAGGTGCCGCGCTTTGCAGAGATCTGGTGGTGCTACCCGCGCGGCAACGCTACGGAGTGCTCGCACGCGATCATCTACAACGTCCGCGACCAGATCTGGTACGACACCCCGCTCCCAGAGCAGGGCCGCTCTTCTGGATTCTTCAGCGCGGGCCTGCTGGGTCCGATCATGACGGGGACGCAGCTGAACACGTTCAACAGCGGCACGAACCAGTCCAACCTGTACCAGCATGAGTACGGCAAGGATGCTCTTTACGGCCCCTCCGTGTCGGCCGTGCAGTCGTCGTTTACAACGGCCCAGTTCACGCCGTTCGACGCCTCTCCCGCCTCGGAAGAGTCGCAAGCGATTCGACGCGTGGAGCCGGACTTTGTGCAAAGCGGTGACCTGTCGATGAACATCATCACGCAGGCCAACGCGAGGGCACCGCAGCAGGTGGTGGGTCCCTTCCCGGTGACCTCTTCGATCAACACGACCAGCTTCACGCAGACCGTGCCGGCCATAGCCGCAGGTCGCTTGATCTCGTTTCAGTTTGTGTCTTCGACCTTGGGTGGAGATTACCAGTGCGGCCGAATCATTGCCCACTCCGAGTCGTTCGGCGAGCGAATCATTAGCTAATGGCAGTCACGCTTCAATCGTTCGGCGGCGGCAACTTTTCAGGAAGCATAGAGGTCAGCGGCGCCTCGTTGCCCGGCGTCATCGACTTTGGTTCATCGTACTCCGCGGTTCTTGGATCCCTTACACTCGCCAGCACGTCGATGCTGTTTGGTTATTGGGTCGGGTATCCGGCACCCAACAACCCCTACGTCGCGCCGACCAGCGTGACCTTTGGCGGCAACGCCTGCACGGTAGCCTGTCACGCTTCAGGATTTTCGTTAGGCTCCGGGCAGCCGGACCGCGAGCTCGTGATGTGGTTCTGCCCGCTGACGTCGGGCACCACCTTCAGCGACTACAAGCTGCGCATCACGTGGCCCGGGTCGGTGACCAGCATCTTCGGTCTGGCGGGAGAGATTGCTTGCGCGTATGGCGTGGATGCGACGGCAACGGCCTTGCTGACTGGCGCAGAGGCGGTCATTACGCTTGGCAACAACGTCAACCCGGACCAGTGTACGTTTCCGTCGTCGATCTCGGCCGCCGTAGGCGACATGATCATGACCGTCAGTGGCGCGTACAACTGGGCCTACAGCGCGGCCGCGCCGGTGGTGTCGACGCCGTCTGGTTACACCAACACCACTGGCGGCTTTGTGTTGACCAGCGGCCAAGTCTACGCCATGGCCAGCAAGCCAGTCTCAGTCGCCACGGCCGACACGATTTCATGGCAGTACTATCGAGCAACGAGCTCGGGCGCGTGGGCCGCGACGGCCTTTGTGCTGAAGGCGCCCCTCGCGCCGCCCCCTGTCGTCAACCCGTCGTTCATTGCCCCCATCACCTACTTTGTCAAACCTGACAACGTCCCCTTTGTGGTTTGGGCGGCCAAGATGAACAGCGCCTTGAATGCCAGAGAGGGTGCGCTGATTGTGTCCGACGAGAAAAACTGGAAGACGTGGGCCTCTCGCATCGTGACCTTGTCGTCGATCAATTACCTCACCCCGCCGAGTCCGCTCAATTACACGGACTGGCGGGCTTGGGCGCGAGACTTCATCCGCACCCTTAGCCTTTCAGGACTCTGACTATGCCCGGCATGGCGGTACGAGCACCCACACGACAGGCAGCCCCCGCGCAAGCGGCGGGGCCCTCGTATCAGTCGTTGCTTCCGCAGTACGGGCAGACCCTGCGTGGTTTTCTCGAGAGCGGCGACTACGACAACGCGTGGAAATTTGCAACCACGCACGGCGACAACAGCAAGCTGTCACAGGCGCAACGCTCCGCGAACAACGAAGGCAACATCTACGCCGGCAGCTACGATCCTCTGACGGCCATGCTCGAAACGTCTGCCGGCCTGCAGAAGCTGGCCCCGAACAAGAAGTGGACGCAGCAGGACTACTCGAAGTTCTATCAGGCCGCCAACCCGTATTGGCACATGCAGGCGCAGGTCGGCAATGGCCAGATCGTCAATTCGGGCCTTGGTGAAAACCCGTACCGACAGGCGGGCGGGGTCAACTGGGGCACGAATGCCAACCTGTCGCAAGACGCCCTCACCAATTATCAGACGGCGCCCGGCAGCGCACCAGACCTTGCCCGTTTTGCCGGCAAGGCCGCGAACAACCCCAACTTCTTTCAGAAATACGGCTCGACCATCGCGGCGATTGCCTTGGCCTGCGTTGCCCCTGAGGCCATCGGTGCCTTGGGACCCATGCTGGGCGGAGGCGTGCTGGGGGGCACCGTGGCTGGCGCGGTCGTGGGTGGGGCCGGGACGGCGGCGATCGATGAAATCACGGGCCAGCCCCTGACGCTGAAGTCGGTCGGAGCCGGCGCCATCGGCGGAGCCATTGGTGGCTCTGGCGTCCTGAGCTCGTTGAACAGTGGCGTTGGCAACGTCGTTTCTGACTTCACCGGCTCGGACGCGATCGGCAACATCGTTGGCGACATGGCCGCCGGGGCCGGCAAGGGCGCGATCACCGGCGCCCTGACCGGGCAAGGCAAGAACATCGGCATGGGCGCTTTGCTGGGTGGAGTCGGCGCTGGCCTTGCTTCCGGGGTGAGCGAATTTGGCGACTCGTTCGGGCTCAACGATCAACTCACAAATGCGGCTGGCAAAGCGGCCAGCACGGCAGGCACCAATGCGATTAAGGGCAAGCCAACCTCTGGCCTCGGACTCGCTGAGAGCGCGGCAGCGGGCTTTGCGGGCAACGCAATCATGGGCGCTTTTAACGGCAGCGGCGGCTCTGGCAGCGGTATCTCGGACTCCAACACACCATCAAACCCCGCAACGGGGAGCAGCACTATGAGCGACAACAGCGACGGTTTGAGTTACATGGACTCGAACGGCAACGACATTTCGGACGCGATGTACTACGAACAGAACGGCATCGATCCGACCGATCCGTTCGGCACCAGCGCGCTCGACAATTTCACGCCGTCGACGCCGCAGGATCCCGGCTCTACCCCCTACGACAGCAACGGAAACCCGTTTACGATCAATCCGCCGGGCGGTGGCGGTGGTGGCGGTGGTGGCGG